CGCGGCCCGACGTGGTGATTCTGGATGACGTTCAGAAGGACGTGGACGCCAGCAATCCGAACACGGTTGACAAGCTGGAAACGATGGTGATGGGCGCCGTCGAGGGGCTAGCGGGGCCGGACAAGCAAATCGCGATACTGATGCCCTGTACAGTTACCTGTGAAGATGATCTTAGCGACCGCTTCCTCAGTCCGGAGCGGCACCCAGAGTACAACGGCGAGCGGTGCCCCCTGGTGCTGACGTGGCCGGACGGGATCACGAATCGAGAGATCGGCACGGAGTCGGCGGCGGGCAAGCTGTGGAACCAGTATGCGGACCTTCGGCGGGTGTCCTACCGGCGGCACAAGGACGGCCGGCTGGCGACGGAGTTCTACCAGGCGAACCGGGCGGCGATGGATGCGGGGTTCGTCGTTGGGTGGGAATCGCGGTACGACGGCGAGATCGCGGTGTCCGCGATTCAGCGGGCGATGGACTTGCGGTTGAAGGATCCCGTCACGTTTCTGGCGGAGTACCAGCAGATTGGGCGCCGGCCGGTTGACGCGGGGCTCGTGACGATCACGGCCGATCAGTTGGCCGCCAAGCAGGCGAACTATCGGCGGGGCGAGATCGGGGCGGAGCATTCGTACCTGGTCGCTTTCATCGACGTGCAAGATGAGATTCTGTTCTGGACGGTGCTGGCGGCGACACAAGAGTTCAGCGGCGTGTTTACCGCGTACGGCACGTGGCCGGAAGTACACGTGCGGCATTTCCTGAAGCACCAGACGGAACAATGGAGCCTCTTGACACGGGCATTTTTCCAGCAATACCCGCAGCAGCAGGACAAGGCTTTCAAGACGGCGAGCGGGGCGATCCGGGCACCGCTCGAAGCGAAAATCTATCACGCTCTCACGCTGGCCGTGGAAGCGATTCTCGGAATGCGTTTCGAGCGGCGTGGGTTCCCGGAGAAGTCGCGGGTGCAGTGGGTGGGCATCGACGCGAAATGGGGGAAGGCCGCGGACGCAATCAAGCAGTTCTGCCGAGAGACGCCGCACCGGGAAGTGATTTGTTACGAGGGGCACCCGTTCATGCCCACCAACAAGCAGTTGGAGGAATACATCCGTACGGGCGATTACACGTGTTGGATTTTCGAGGATGCGAGGCACCCGTCGGCGAGGGAGTGCAAGTGGGTATACCGGCCGGACAAGCGGGGCATGTTCGGGATGTTGGCCGACGTCAATAGGTTGAAGTCGTTTTTATTCAACCGGCTGGCCAGTCCGCCGGGCTCGCCGGGCTCGATTGGCGTCTACCAGGCCCCGGTGGAAGAGCACGAATCCTGGGCACGGCACATCTGCGATTCGGAGTATCCTATCGACGTGACGGCCCGCGGCGTCAAAAAGGAAACGTGGAAAGAGAAGGACGGGCGGCCGGATAACGACTGGCTGGACTGCGCGACCGGCTGCATGGCGATGGCGTCCTGGGCCGGGGCGTGCCTGCGGGCGTCAGAAGCCGGGCCCGTGGGCGACGGGCAGGGGCCGGCGACGGCGGCGACCGCTGGGCTCCGTCCCGTGACGATCGGCGGGGCGGCGACGAAGCGGTTCAGGGATGCGTGGCACGCGAAGCATGGAGGTAGGCGGCGATGAAAGACGGCATCGAGTGTCCCGCGTGCGGTTCACGTTTCAGCGAATGCACGAACGTATACCGGCTGGAATTTTACTCAGGCGGCCGGCTGCGGCACAAGCTCAGGCGTCGGCGAGCGTGCCTGCATTGCGGCCGATCGTTCTACTCGGTGGAAGACCTGGACGCCGAAACGGAGACGGGCGTTGACCGGGGGCCGGGGCCGGCGTCAACGCCCGTCGCGGGGAGCGGGGAGCCGAAGATCACGCTCCCGGAGAACCCGTACCTTTAGACCGCTTGCGGCGCCCGCTCCGCCTCGCGTACTTCCCCCTGCCCTCTGCGGGCCGGGCCGGCTTCGCAACGCCCGCCACGTCGGCGGCGTCGCGTACCTGCTTGGTCCGCCAGAGCGTGGACTCTATCCACGGATTGCGTGGTTGTTCGCCGCGTGCCGTCTCGACCGCGGTGAATAGCTCGTTGGTGATCTGGAGGTTCAGCGATTTCATTTCTTCCTTTCGTCCCCGGTTGCGCGGACCGGGGTAAACTGCCGCCGCGCCGGCGTGGGGGATCATGGTCGGCTGGCCAACTCCGTTACCTCCCCGTCTTCCGCGACGCGATACTCTCGCGACCAGAAGATGCCGCCTACTCGGCCGGAAAAGTACACGGTCTTTGCGCCGGTCACGAAATCCGCGACTTCCGGCGACGTTCCCAGTTCCGCCGCGAGCCGGTCAATCTGTTCCTGTTGCTGAGTCGTCATCATCTCTCTTCCTTTCGTCCCCGGTTGCGCGGACCGGGGCAAACTGCCGCCGCGCCGGCGTGGTGGCTATCGTTCGTTGGGGTGCCAGTCTGGCGCCGCATGAGCTACTGCCGGACTGATGCTTAGCCGGACTCCATCCGGGATGCGCTCCCGGACGTGATACCGCTGCCCGTACATGTGCAGCGGCGAAATAGCTTCGCCGGTTTTTTCTTTGATGCGATTTGCAACCGCGTCAAAGTTTCTAAACCCTTCCGTGACCCCGTCGGGCCACGTGATTTCATATCGTTCCATCGCTCTTCCTTCCGTCCCCGGTTGCGCGGACCGGGGTAGTGTGCCGCCGCGCCGGCGTGGTGGGTTACTACGGCATGTCTTCGTCGTCAGCCTCGATCCGCACGCCGCCGACGCTGATGGAGTACCACGATCCGGGTGTGCCTGCCACCGCGTCAAAATCGTAGTGCCGCTCCCGGCTGTAGATTTCCTTCGCGGCTTCGATGCTTTCGGCCGCGATGTCCATGATTCCGCATTCGCTCTGTATCGTGTAGGTCGTCATCGTCTCATCTCCGTAGCCCCGTGGGCCTGGTTTGGCCGGTTGGCGGTCCCCGGCCGGGGTGTGGTGGTCAGTCGGTGATGCGCTCGCTCGTCCCATCGCAGATCGCTTCCGCTCGTGTCGCGGCAAGCTCGCCAACAAACTCCAGCCAGTCGCTGATAGCACAGCAGTCCACGCCGTGCGGTCCAGCCACCCAGCCTTCGCGGCCGTCAGTCAGGCGGACCCGCAGAACCGTGTTCGGGTTGTCGTTGCAGCCGCCGCCATCTTCGAGTTGCTCACGGCTCAGTATTTCGCAGTCGTCTACCAGTTCTCGAATCATCTCATCTCTCCTATGTTTGGCCGGTTGGTCCCGGCCGGGGTGTTGGGTGAGTTATTCCGGATCGGCCACACGTCGCACGCGAATCCGCAAGTCCTCGATGGCATCTGCGGCCTGTCGCTTCGTGATGGGTTTTCCTCCGATCGTCTCTCCGTAGAGGCGGTCGGCCACTTCGGCCATTCTGGCAGCGATGGCTCTGAGTTCCGCGATATCGTGGCTCGTCATCTCGTCTCTCCTGTGTTTGGCCGGTTGGCGGTCCCCGGCCGGGGTGTCAGATCGTCTCGCAAGCCTCGCGCACCATCGCGTCGAGGTGCCGCTCCTCGTCCCCGGTCAGGCCGGCGTAGTATCCGGCCTCGTGCAGCCACGCAACGGCTGCCTGCTCCCGGTTTTCCGCGCCGCGTTCGTCCACGATTCGGACGGCTGCGGCCGCGTCAAGATACCGCTGGGTTTCGGGTGTCGTCGTCATCGTCATCTCTCCTTGGTTTGGCCGGTTGCCCGGCCGGGGTGTGGGGGTTAGCCCTGATACTCGATGCCGTTCCACAGCCCGTGGTGCTCATCGTCCCCGTGCTGTCCGCCGTCAGTGTCTCGCGACAGCCGATAGCCGATGATCTTCGGCCCGTCCCCTTCGTAGTTTCGGCACACGTCCACGGCGTCGATGCCGAGCCGGGCCACGTACTCTTCGGCAGCGGCGGCAATTTCGGTTTCGGTGTAGGTCTTCATCGTCATCTCTCCTTGGTTTGGCCGGGTGGCGGTCCCCGGCCGGGGTGTGGGTTAGTTCTACTTGGCCGCGTTACGTCGCTCGATGACTTCGGCGAGGCACCGCTCCGCATCGGCCTTGTCGGTGCCGAGCCAGATCCCGTCGATTACCTTGTCGGTGCTGGCAACCGCGTAACCCATCCTGTTGTTGTTTCGGTCCCAGGCTCGTTTCAGCGTCGTCTTCATTTTCATCTCTCCTGTGTTTGGCCGGGTGGCGGTCCCCGGCCGGGTAAGCCGCCCGTGGGCGTGAATCAGTGGGCCGTGGTCGCGTCCGCGCCGAACCGCTCTCCGGCGTGGAAGCCAGGCGAGTCCTCGTAGGGGTACGTGGCCGGGTCGAACCGCTCCGGGGCCATGTCCGTCAGGTCTACCGCTGCTTCGTCGAGGCACCCGATCGGCGTCCCGTCGTCAGCGTAAATGTTCCATCCGCGATTCGGAAAATAGTGAGCGAACATCGTCATCTCTCCTTGGTTTGGCCGGGTGCGCCCGGCCGGGGGGTGGTTACAAAGCGTGCGGGCCTTCCTGCGGGGTCAGATCGTCGAACTCGGTCGCGTCGTTGACTTCGGCGGTCAGTTTGCGGAGGTACTCTTGCTGTTCGGCTGTCGCTTTGGTTTGCCAGCCGTAGCCGGAAAAAGTGACCGCCACCCCGTAAGACTGGCTAACGACTACCGTGAATCCAAGCTCCGCGTTTCCCCCGTGCACCTTGGAACCGTTGGCAAAATTGGTCCTGTCAGCAACGGGCAACGAGCAACGCTCGATAAACAGGTCGAGCAGTTGCTTGCGGCCTTCCTTTGTATTTTTGTTGATCGTTCGCAGCATCTCATTTCCCCTTGCGTTTGAGTTGTCGTTGTCTTCGTCTTCCATAAATCTACATTCTTTATCGTTTGTTGCAAGTCAAGATTGTACGTTTTTGCGGGATTTTTCCCGGAAATCCCCGAAAACCCCGGAAAACACAGGGAAAACGCGGGAAAAAACTTTTTCTTTTTCCCGTTTGGCGGGCCGAAAGCGGCGGTATTTCGCCGCCTGGCGGGGATGCGGTAGGCTTCCGCTCGTTGATTTTGGCCGACGTGGCCGGCTTTGGGGCCGTGGCGATCGCCGAAATCTCGCCGGGGCCGTGCCGGGGAACCGAAAACGCTGTCTGGGGGTTCACTAGTGGACGAAGACCAACTGGAAGAACTGCTACACGCCCCCGCGTGGACGAAAACCGAAGAGGCGTCCGTAGGTGAGCGAAGCATCCCCGAACTGATTCAGGCCGATCGCTATCTGAAGGAAGTCCAGCAGCGCTCGGCCAACGCGGACGCAACGCCTTGGGGGCTCCGAGTCGCCCGCACGATTCCCAGCGGGACGTGCTGATTCTTTCACCGGTTGATAGGTGTACAGTAGTGCCGTCACTGATCCTCGACCATCGCGGAAAGCCATTTCCAACGCCGCTGGACGAAGCGTTGCGGGAAGTCGCCGCACTTCGCCGCGAGATCGCACGTCGGTCGATTCGCGGGAAGTACGACGCTGCCCAGACGACGGACCACAACCGCAACCATTGGACGCGGGCCGACAATCTCGACCCGCATTCGGCCAACAGCTACGACGTGCGGAAGCGGCTTCGCTCTCGTTCGCGTTACGAGTGCGTCGAGAACAATCCGTATCTGAAGGGCGTGCTGCTGACGCTGGCCGGCGACTTCACCGGCAGCGGTCCCAAACTCGACGTGACGGATAGGCGACTCTCGGAAGGCCGGCGGAAGCTGATCGAAGATCGCTGGGGCGACTGGTCGCAGGCTACCACCTTCGCCCGCAAGGTCTGGCGGCTGAAAATGTCCAAGTCGGTCGATGGCGAAAGCTTCCTCTTCCCGTTCACAAACTACCAATCGGACGATGACGTTCAACTCGACTTCACGGTCGAGGAAACTGACCGCGTATCGGACCCGGTAGGCATCTTGACGCCGGTTCGATTGCCAGGCGGAACGGCCCAGGTGGACGGGCTGCGGTACAACTCCCGCAACCAGGCACTGGAATACTGCCTGTTGAACGAACATCCGGGGGCAAGCCTGACGTGGCTTCTCGCTCGCCCGCTGGACGGGCAATGGGTTTCCGCCGACCAAGTCATTCACTGGTACAGGCAAGATCGCGGGTGGCTCCGCGGCGTTCCCGAATTGACGCCATCGCTCCCGCTCTGTGCTCTACTTCGCCGGTACACGCTGGCGGTAGTGCGTGCGGCTGAGATTGCTGCGGACTTCGCGGGCGTCATCGAGACGGAGGGGCCGCCCGCGAATCTTGCGTTCACCGATGGACGCGGAAACTTGAAGGACGATGCGAGCGCGTTCGATGCGTTCCCGATTGACATGGGGCTGATCACAACGCTGCCCTGGGGATACAAGCTGAAGCAACTCGCCGCCGAACAACCGACAACGGTTTACGATTCGTTCGTCAACGCTCTGCTCCGCGAGATTCTCCGCCCGCTGTGCGTGCCGTTCAACGTCGGCAGCGGTTCGTCGAAAGACTCGAACATGGCCGCCGGGACGCTGGACGCGAACATCTACAGCGGCTCGCAGCGGCAAGAGCGGCTCCACTGCGAAGAGGCGGTGTGCGATAAGGCGTTTCGGCTGTGGTGGCACGAAGCGATTCTGCAGGACTACTATCTCGATGATCCGACGCTTCGCGAATCCGACTTCCTGCTTGCGAATCCGTCGATGATGAGCCGCCCGCCGAAGCATCGTTGGCGGTGGGATCCGGTGACGCTCGAACATACCGATCCGGCGAAGGTCGCGAACGCTCTGGAGACGATGCGGCGGAATGGATTCTTGACTGACAGGGACATCCAGGAAGGCCGGTTCAATCGCCGCCTGGAAGACTGGCAGGAAGAGATTCAACGCGACCAGGAGTTCCGCGAGCGAGCCGGGCTTGTCGTTGTCCCGGAAGGCCAGGCGGCGGGCGTGGGCGCCGGCGGCGAAGAAACGGAGTAGGTGACATGGCGAAGCGAATCCAGAAGCGGCGACAAGCGAAGTCGATTCCCTCGAAACTGGACCTTCGTGGCGAGTTGGAGATTCTGGCGGCTGAGTCTTCCGGGGCCGGTGCGGAAGGTGCGGACGGCGGCGGGGAGCCGTCGCTTCCGAAGTTCCGCATGGTTGCCAACAGCGGGCGGCCGATGCGGGTGTCGGGCTACTTCGACCCGGTGATTATCAATCTCGCGGGGGCTCGCTTCGACAAGCCAAGCACGCCGATCTTGATGGATCACGACGTGGGCAAACGCATCGGGCACACAACGAGTCAGGAAGTCGGCGACAAGAGGATCACGGCGGCCGGGATTGTCTCTTCCTCTTCCGTCGAAGCTCAGTCCTTCGTAGCGGATAGCAAGACGGGCTTTCCGTTCCAGGCCAGCGTGGGTGCGGATATCGTCAGCGGCTATTACGTTGACGATGGCGAGAAGGCGACGGTGAACGGCAAGGAGTGGAAGGGGCCGCTCGTTGTCGCGGAGAAAACTCTCATTCGAGAGATCAGCGTTACCGTCTTGGGGGCGGACGCGAACACATCGACGAAAGTTGCAGCCTCGGTGTCGGGGCCGGCGATTCAACTAGTTCCTTTTTTGGGAGGTTTGACGATGGACTTTGAAGCGTTTGTGCGATCGCTCGGCTTCGATCCTGCGACGATCACGGCCGAACAGACAGCGGCGTTGAAAGCACACTGGGGCCAGGTGCAAGCGGGTGGCGACGGCACGGCCGGGGGCGGCGACGATCCGCCGGAACCGGAACCGGACGGCGGCGGCGATCCGCCCGTGCAAGGCAAGCGGCCGAAGGTTGCCGGCAGCATCGCGGCGGCACGCGAAGCGGCGGCGAAGGAAGAGCGGCGAATCGACGGCATCCGCTCCATCGCGGCTCAGTATCGCGGCGTCAAGCGGGTGCGGCTGGACGGCAAAGACGTTCCCCTCGCGAACGTCAAGGCTCAGGCGATTCGCGACGGCTGGACGCCGAACCGATTCGAGTTGGCTTGCCTGCGATCGTCGCGGACGCAAGAGCCGAAGGTCCGGGGGCCCGGCATCCACATCCAGAACACGGACGTGGAAGCGAAGGCTCTCGAATGTGCGACGCTGCGGGCCATCGCGCCGGGGCTCCCCGAGAGCGAGAAGAATCCGAAGACGGGCCGCAAGTACGGCTTCGCCGAATGGTATCCCGACAAGGTGCTGGAAGCCTCGCACGCGAAGCAGTACGACGGCATCGGGCTCCACTATCTGATGGACCTGAACATCCGTGCGGCGGGGCAGTTCTACGCCGGTTCGCGGAAGTCGGATGAGTTCCTGCGGACGTTCCTGCGGGCGGAGCAGAGCATCCGGGCGGCGGGCGATGGATTCTCGACGCTGGCCGTGTCGAACATCCTCGAATCGGCGGCGAACAAAGTTCTGCTGGCCGCGTGGGAAGCCCAGGAGGTTGTGTGGGATCAGATTTGCGGGATCAAATCTCTCGGCGACTTCAAGACGCACAACTTTTGCCGGCTGACCGTCAACGGCAAGTATGCCAAGGTTGGGGCGTCCGGCGAGTTGAAGCACGGCGAGTTCTCGGATGAGAAACTGACGCTCTCCGGGGACACGTACGGCATGATCCTGGGGCTCACGCGAAAGGACATGATCAACGACGATCTGAACGCTTTCGAGCAGATCCCGTCGGCGTTGGGGCGGCTCGCGGCGTTGGCAATCGAGGCGGCCGTGTTTGCGATGATCCTCGGCAACGCCGGAAGTTTCTTCCACGCGACGAACAAAAATCTCATTGACCCGGACTTGGACATCGACGGGCTGTCGGCGGCGGCTCTCGCGTTCCGCAATCGCGTGGATGTGTTTGGGCGTCCGATAATGGTTCGGCCGGATCGGATTCTCGTTGGGGCACAGGACGAAGTGACGGCGGGCGAGCTGTTCAAGGAAGCGGCGGCGACGTGGATTGACGACGCATCCGAAACGACCCGTCGCGTGCCGGGCAATCCGCACGTCGGCAAGTACAGGCCGATCGTGTCGCCGTACCTAAACAACACGGACATCCTCCAGATGGACGGCACGGCGTTCACGGGGCAGGACAGCAACCAGTGGTACATGCTCTGCAATCCCTCGACGCTGGCCGCGTTTCTGATCGGCTTCCTGAACGGGAAGCGTACGCCGGTCATCGAGTCGGCGGACAGCGACTTCGATCACTTGGGGATGAAGTGGCGGTCCTATCACGACTGGGGCGTCGGGCAGGGC